ATTCCAGCGCGGATTTCTTCGATACTAATTCCGCGGGTTGTCCAGTCAGCTAAGCCGGCGGCTTCAGCATTTCGCCCGAGTATCTCTTGGTACAGAGCATTGACCTGGCTCTCAAGGCCGTTGCTCGAGGCACCTCCGCCTCCACCTCCGCCACCGCCGCCACCCTGATTTTTGGCTGCGTTAATTGCTGCACCCAGAGAGGCCATTGCATCGGCAACACTCAAAACTGAGCCGTTCACGTTTCTTAGTTCGTTGATTTGCGCCTGAGCTGCGAAAAGCTGAGCCTCATAAAATGCGTTTGTGGACGCTGCCTGAGCGTTGAGATCGTTAATCTGTTGTATGGCGACTTCGAGCTGCAATTCTGCTGTGGTTTTCTGCTCTTGAGCCACGCCTTTTAAGTCTGACAACTGTGCTGCAAGTTTTGCCTGAGCCAGTTTCTGCTCGTAGCTCGATACGTACGTTGCTTGATCCATGCCGCCACGAACCGCAGACACGGCAGCCTCTAAGGCTTTCTGATCCGGTAAGTAGCCGGTGTTATTTGCCGCCTCGATTGCGCTTCGAATAAACGCAGCACCCTCAGCTGCCGACTGTGCTGACGCCACTGCACCACTCAGGTCATTGATCTGACTTGTTAAATAGTCAAAGATCGAGGTAAGCAAACTGACGTTTTCTTCGGCTACGCTTTTTTGAGCCTCGGCGATTGCGAGCTGGCGCTCAATTGCCTTGATCGCCGCTTCCTGCTCTGCTCGAACAGAGCTTTGAACATTCTGAAAGGCAGCATCAACGGCTGCATAAAGGCTATTTGCTACCGAGGAAATATCGCCTGCTACCGAAGAAATAACACCAGAAACTTTATTGGTAGCTCCAAGTAGTTCCACAAGGGATTTTTGATAATTACTAAATGCTGGCGCGAGCTTAATCAGGTTGGCGAATAAAGTGTCGTTACCTGCTGCGCGCGCAGCCTCGACCATTTGCCTGAATTGCGCATTGGTCGCAGGCATCGCTTGCCCAAGCTGCTTGAAAACGTCACCAAGATTCTGACCCGTTTTATCCGCACGCTCTTGAGCGGAATAAAAGTTTTGGTAATAAACATCAGTGGCCGCAATGAATTTCTCAAGGCTGCCAAAGGAATCGATTAGTTTGCTTGCTGCGTCTGCACCAGCTACAGAAGTTTCGTATAACGAAATATTGAGAATGCCGAGCGTGTCGTTGACGGTTTTTAAACTGCCCCCAAGTCGAGCAAGTGTGTCCGAAAATTGCTCACCTGAACGCTGATACGCTGCGATCTCTCCTGCTGCGAAGGTTGCCAGGCCGTTTGCGTAGGCCTTGATTGTCTCGTTAATTGCTTTCTGCGCTTCCTCTGGCGAGAGACCTTCAAGGCTGCGCTGAACCTCTTGCGAGTACTGGGTCAGATCGCGCGCGGGCAGCTTGAGGATGTCTGTGTACTGCCTGATCGACACGGCCACCGCACCCACTGAGACGTCAAAATACTTTTGCAGCTCTGAATCGACCTGCTTTAGCTCTTGACCTTTTTTGCCACCGCTCAAAAAGCCGCCAGATTTTGACCAGTCTTCGTATTGATCGACGGTCGTTTTCATCGAGTTAAAGGTAATCTTTAGGCCGGTATCGTCGATTTTCTTTTTGCCGGTACCGAAGGCAGCATTTGCTAGGCCGCCAACAACCCCACCGATCGCCGCACCTAGTGGGCCACCGACTATCGCGCCAATTGCTGCGCCACCGCCCACGGTGAGCCAGGACGAGCCCCCGCCGATTCCCTTGCCGCCAGAAATCAGATTGCCAGCCATAAGGCCCGCGCCAATACCAGCGCCATACGAGGCAATTGAGCCAAGCGCTGAGGCTGAGGATAAAAGCGACTCGCCAACACTAGCCAACGCAGTACCCGCCTGATTTGTGGCGGTCAAAGTCATGCCCAGTTCGCTGGCATAGCTTGTCACTGTGCTGCCTAAAGACGTAAAGCCGCCAGACAGCAATTCATAGCCGGACTTCAGACTGGACGCCGCACTGACAAGACCAAGCTCGTTATACGTTGAGCTTCCAGCAGAGCCGTCTGGCGAGCCACCAGCCATTGCACCGACTGAAAACGCTCCCGTCACCGCACCAACCACGCCGGTTAGAATCGGCTGAATAACTGGGCGCAGAATCATCGTCTTAAACATATTTTTGATGAATTCGCCCGCGTTTAGGCTCCCACTCATTAACGCATCAGACAAAGACTGACCAATTTGATTGTTTATTTGCTTGACTTCGTCTGCGTATTTTTCATCTTGCTTTAAGCGCTCTTTTTGCAGATCCTCGTTTGCCTTGACGCTCTCTTCATCAAGTTTTTTACGAAGCTCAACGAGTGACTTCATTTGCTCTTTTTCAATGGTCGCAAAGATCACGGCCTCTGAATACTTTGCCCATTCTGCGGTACCTTCCTTAATCCCAAGGCTTAACAGCTTTTGCAAAGCAATGGCCGTCTCTTTTTCGACGTTGCTCATTGTCAGAGCGTCGGTTTCAAATTTGATCGACTCAACAAGCTTATCGGCTGCGTCAATCATTTTTTGATAAGCGCCAGCTTGCTCTGCTTTATATTTTAAAAACTCTTCTGCAGCTTTTTTTGCTGCGGCCGCAGCCGCTGCGGCTCGTGCCGCCTCCTCGTCTCCAACTTTTGGCGGATTTCTACGAGCGAGGGCATCGATTTCTGCTGCATTTTTTCTGGCGTTTAGGATGCGATCGGTAAACGCATCAATATCTTTTCTTGCGGCCGCCGCGTCCGCTTTCATTTGTGTGCCGATTTCTTTAAAGGCACTGAAATCTAGCGTGGCCAAGGCGCCTACTTGCCTGGCAATCCCCTCGATCTCTAAATAAACCTGTTTTAAGACATAGACCGTGTGAGCGACCACCACCACCACAGCCTCAAAGGCAATGGCAATACCTTCGACGATGACAGACAGTGCGCCGCCCGTGCGCTGAGATTCTGCAAATTCATCCGCGAGAGTCTGCAGGATCGGCAGCAACTCACCAGACATAACCATGCTGGTTCTCTTTGCAGAGACGCCAATTTCAGCGAGCTTGTCATTAAATTTGTCGGCCTTCTCAACGAGCTCTGGAGTGATGCCGGACAAGGCCTTGCCTTTGTCGACCATCTCTTGAATTTTTGCTCCACCCTCTGCAAGCAAAGGTGCGGCCGATGCCCAGCTCTTACCAAGCGCGGCTGCTCCAACTGCTGCGCGAAGTTGTGGGTCTTCAATCTTTACGAACATATCGGCCAGTTGCCTGAAGGCCTCGAGCGGCTCTTTAGCTGTTATTCCGAGCAACTTGAACTTTTCAGAATCCTCGCCGATATGGACTGATAGCTTATTGATTGACTGAGCAATCCCCTCTAAATCGCCGCCCGATTGTTTAGCTGCTAGGTCCAGGCCAGACAGATTCTCAACAGATATGGCCGTGGCTTTGCTCAGATCGTTTAACTTATCAGCTGCGTCGATTGCGCCTTTGATGTATGCGGCAAAGGCCGCTACGGATAGCGTTACCCCCAGACCGGCGAGCGCGTTCATGGCGCTGCTCGCGCCGCTTTTGATCGACGTCATCGCGTCGCCCACGGTCTTTTTTGCAGCATCCATATCTTTCTGCAAGCGAGCGACGTTAGCCGCCATCTCGATTGTCAGGGTGCCGACTGATATGCTCATTTTTCCGTCATCTCTTGGATTGCTGCGCGATCAATAAAAAAAATCGTCTCCACTTCAAAGGGCGAGAGCGCGACCTTAAAAACCTGCTGATAGGCGAGTAATTCACTAAACAGAATTGGACTTATGCTCATGCCGCCTGCTGGGCGCGAGCAATGAAGCTCCATAAATACTCTCAGGAGGTAATCACTACCCGCCGGAATCGCAGGCACTTCTAATTCTGGAGGAGTCTTGCCTGTGGACTTTTCTAGTGCGCGAAGGTGATCAAATTCTGACGCGCCGTCTGCGCGCTTCTTGCCTAACTTGATCTGCGCTCGGACGTGGGCGGCTAGCCCTTCGCGGAGCGCGTGATAAAAAGCTCTTTTTCGCCAAGGGCTGAATCAAGTTGATCAACGAGCCAACCCATCTCAGGATTGTTGTAGAGCTCAAGCGCCGCTGCCTTAGAAAACACGACAGGCGCACCGGCATCATCAATCAGACCCGTCCAGCCTAGAGTAAAGGCCGCAAGGTTTTCTTTCTTTTGGCTCTCTGCGTCTTCCGGCTCAGGCATCTCTGCACGTCCGGTTTTGGCATAAGAGCGCAGAAATTTGCGCGACTGAGCAAAGGTAATGCGCTTACGATCTGGGTGCTCGGGACCAGCCATCTCAAAAATGACGCCCGTTGGATCCCCGGTCGCCGGGTCCTTGACTTGGATTTTTGCAGACGCCACTTGGCGAATCGATTTCAGATTGAAACCTGGCATTTTGTATTTCCTTTGAGGGATTAGAGAGATTTGCCCGTGCAGCAACCCGCCGAACCCCTCAAAGGTTCGAACGAGGAACTGTCGGTGCTCGATATCTGGCTCGGTATCGGAGGTGAGCAGTTAAGCCAGGCTGTCTTGAATTGCGATGGTTGAGGCTTCGTTTGCGGTACCAGCACCGCCTGCGGAATTCAGTAACGCCGTGAAGGGGTAGGTACGAACAACGCCACCTTCGCCGTCTGCCTTATCCGCGCCGCCAAGCTTCACGCGCGATAAGGAAAAGCTAAGGAACTCAGCCGCGGCATCGTTTGAGGTTGTCAAGGCAACCTGGATGCCGAGCTCTGATTCAGCAAAAAACGCAGCCGGCAACACGCCATCTTCAAAGTAGGCGGTGAATTGCCCTGTGACTTTTACCCGTCCAGCGAATTGGGTGGAAATGGTATTGGCACCCACCACAGGATCGCCAGAAAAGGAGGCATCTACATCGAAGTTCAGACCCGTTACCGAGGCGAGTGTCTGATTGCCAATTCGCAAGACACCGTTGACAGCGGCAACCACGCCGCTAGACGTTGCAGCCGTCGGGCTTGTGAAATAACGCGCTGAGCCTGGCGTCTGGCCATGGTCTTTTCCGGCGACTGTCAGATCAAGTGTTGCCATGCCCGTTGGGGGTAACTGCACCGAGGCCTTTGTAAATTTGCAGCCAGAGAAAACCTCTGAGCGAGCAATGTCCGCATACCACTCTTCGATTGAGTACGATTTGTCGGTGTGGCCAGACAAGGGGATATAAGTTGTTTTGCCTGGCACCGAAACAGTAGCTGCCGCAATCGGACCTTCAGCAACGAGTGCCGTACCGTTTAAAACAATGACGTTCAACACAAGTGCAGTCACGCCTGTCACAAACAGATTTTTATTTAAGTTTGCCGCGTTAAAGACACCTGCAGACAGGCGCACGACCTGACCGATTTTGATGCCGTCAGTCAGGAACGAGCCCGCTGCGCGGGTGACGGTGTAATTCGGAGCGGTTCCTGCGACAGTGATGCTTGCAGCACTAATAGCGGTCACAGCAGCAAAATCTCGCTTGAGGATTGCGCCAAGGTACGCAGCATAAGAGCCTGGTGACAATTCACCTTTAAGGCTTCCGGCCACTTTGCGCACGCCGTGACGGAAGTCTGCTGTTTGCAAATCAGTTCGGATTTCACTTGATTCGTACGTATCTTTCGTAAGGTTGAAAGACGCGTCAACGCGACGCAAGAGCTGTGCGCCGGTCACGACTGCAGGCAAGACGCCATAAGACGTTTCTTCTTTTATGGATACTTGCTTAAATACACCAGAGGCTTGTGCCATGGTCGTTCCTTAAAAAGTTGCCAAGAGGCAGACGAAAAAAAACCGCCTCAGCAGCGGTATGGTTTCTTAACTATTTTGCCAAGCTTTATTCGTACCAGAGCGCCATAAAATCCTGCGAGCCGTACCAGACGTTGGCCTCGTTATCGCGTGTAATGGGCGCTTTGATATCGCGAATGATCCTCGCCACGCTCTTACCCGCGTAGGTGCCGCTTTTTAGATTCATGGCTGCCATGACTGCGGCTAGGATTTGTTCGACCGCGGCGGGCGTTATGGCTAGCCCCGTCACCTGAATTCGGCTCTCTAATAGCTGGGGGCCCGAGAGCGCATTCATCGTAAAGATCGGCGTTGTACCGACCGTTGAGTAGACAAGAGCTGGCATCGTGCAGTTTTGTGGCAGCACTGCCAGAGCGCGACGATCGCCGACAAGGTTGGTGACGCCCGCAACATTCAGAAGTGCAGCGGTGATGAGTTCTGCGCTCATCGCCCAGCCTTGGCTAGTTCTTTAGGCAAACGCACGCGCAAGTAGTCGGCGAAGGCCGTGATCGCTTTGCCGCTTGCCTGATCAAAGGCGGGGCGCATAAAGGGTTTGGGATGAATGCCCGGATGCACGATGACCTCGCGCATGAGTCCCGCGAAGAACAGGCTCTTATGGTTCTTGGGGCGGATCTCGTAGGGTTTGCCAACGGTCTTGCCCTGGCCGGTATAAAAAGAGGCCGTGCCGAACTCGATAAAGTGCGCGTACCAGGCGTCTTTGTTGCCTGCGGAGAGGCGCCCGCGCATCCAGCCGTAGCCAGTTTCGCTTTTACGCTTAAACCCAATGCGAATACTCTTTTGAAGATTGCCGGTTTTGATCGTGCCGTTGGCTGCAAGATTAGTTTTGGCAACGTCCCCGATCACCTTGAGTGATGCCCGCATGCCGCCACGCATAACATTGCCCTCGATCCTGGCGGGCAAGGTTTTGAGCAAAGCGTCCAGTTCCTTGAGGCCAGTTATCTCGACCGTACTAGTGTTAGCCACGAGTTAAGCCCTCCGAGGCGAGAAGCGTCACCAGGACGTTACTTTCGTCCTCGTTTAACGCTGCGTGAATGTTAAAAATGCGACCCTTGTAAAGCGCCCGGTAACCGGCCACCACACGCGTATCGGCAAGAAGGCTGGAATAACGCACCGTAAGCTGATGCGTGACCTCGCTTGCCAGCTGAGCGGCGCTCAAGCGCTCCTGACCCGAGAGCGGCTGAATGTCTGCCCAGACGGTCATCACGTTGGTCCAGGTAGGGACCGAAATGCCATAACTATCAAGCGTAGTGCTCAGGCTTTGCAGTGTGAGTCGACGAGTCAGCTGGCCAGCGCGCAAAGAGGTCATACAAAGGCCACCTTGTAGGGATCGAGCAGCCCATCAATAAAAGGAAGTTGCTCAACTCGGCCACGACTGACCACGGCCACCTCTTCCCGGTGCGCGTAAAGACTACCCACCCGCAGCTTGATCCAACTCTTGAGACCTTCGGGGACCGTTGCCCCCACGCCATACCCTGCATCAAACGTGACAGACACCGCAGCAATCTGAGGCAAACTGACCGGCCAGATCTGACCAAATACCGGCGTCAGGCGTGCAGGCTCACAACTTAAATCTGACGTGTAAGTGCTGCTGGGAACGAGCTGAAGCACACCTGCCATGTCGAGGTACTGAATTGAAACGACGGACTGCACCGGACACTTGTGCAACAAAATAGCGTGTCGAGGTAAAGAGAACGCTTGACCTGCGTAGATACTCGTCAGAGTCGGTCCGGGGAAACTGTCTAGCGTCATCTTCCAGCGGGCTGTCACAAGCTGGCGACCGGTAATGGTTTCGGCTGCTTGACGAGCCGCTGTGATCAGCGCTGTGATCAGCGCATCATCCTCGGCGAAGTCCACCCGCAGATGAAGCTTGGCCTCAGCAAGTGAGACCGGTTCTTCCGCCGGTGGGGTGACTAATTGCAAGGCCATGGCTGAGCGCTTAAAGGACCTGGATAACGTCAGCCTGGTTGGCCGCGTCCGCCGGGCCGTAGAGCGGGTTGACGCCCAGGATCTGAGCACTGATCTGAGAGGCTGCCACGGCAACCGTCACGGCAAGCCGCACAAAGCCATAGCCGTTGGCAAGATCAAAGTTATCAGGCGTAAAGTCAATCAACGCCTGTTTGTTTTCGCCGCTTGCTTTGACGATTTGGGTGAGCCCTTTGCCCACGACGTCTTTGGCGCCGGTGCCGTTGACGTCTTTGGCTTGCTGCAACTTAGCATCAACCGTGGCACTCGTGCCAAGGCTACCGGTTTGGACGATCGCTAAGAGATCGTGAAACATAGCCATGGAGACCCACTCGGTCGTAGCGGTACCAGCCGCCTGAGAGGCGGGATCAAGCGTGGTAAGAATCGCGAGTAGCTCGCTGCCTTTTGCATTGGGATACATGGTGTAACTCCTAAAATGTGAGGTGTAAACAGCTCAGAGCGCCCAGCACGCGAACGCCTAGCGCGCAGCGAGCTGAATGAAGGGCGACATGGTGGTGCTGCCCTTGGCGGGCGAGATGGGAGCCACGATCTTGGACTGACCGTCCATACGGAAGGTCGTGCGAAACGCGGTCAGATCCGCATCGAAGTACAGATGCATGGAGGTTGCGGTTTGCATACCACCGGCCTTTGTGATGGTCTGGTAGTACTTGAGATCCACGAGCAAGATGTCGCCCTGGCTCGAGAACGTGTTGGCGTGCTGCGAGACAAACACCGGACGGCCCAGCAACGTGCCGTAGGGTGAGGCCTGAATACCACCTACTGTCAAGCCCGTTGGCATATAGATCGGATAATTACCCAAGGTGAGCGTGAACAACGCCGGCAGCACATCGTTGTTGATGATCCACACCGCATTCGCAAACGATCCGGTTGGCAGGCGTGCGATCATTTTGGCTAGGTTCTGTGCCACAAGCGTTTGCGTAGCCTGACCGGTTTCTTTAGCGACCGTCACCGTGGCGCCTGCTGCGAGCGCACCAATAGGCACGCCGTTCCCCGCACCAAAGAGGATCGATTCGTTGGTCTTCCAGCGAATGGAGAGCGCGACTTTTTCGGGGAGATAGCTAGTCAGCGCATTGGCGTCATCGAGCAACTCATCGGTCGTGGGAACGAGCGCCATAAGTTTTT